CTTAATAATTATCCTACGTATCTATACTTTCCAATACCACATATCCATTTATCATGGTCAATCTTGATCCAAACTTCAGAACCATTCATCTGTGCATCGATAACTGTAACTTTCTGACCATTCTTTACAGTTCCTACTATTTCATGATTCATGCTTGCACCTGATCGAACATTCAGGAGATTTACAAGGACTGTATACGTATTTCCTATCCAAAATCCAAGTTTCTCAACAGGATCTATTTTATCAATTCCTGACTTAATAGCAGAATCATTTGCATCTGTGGTTATGAATGCATCATATCCTGCGTCTTTAAGCTCCTTTTCAAGCTTTTCAGCATTCTTCTTTGATGAAAATGCTCCACACTGAACCTTGTACAGTTCTCCTACATTTACGATATACGTATCGAATCCATCATTTTTAAGGCTTTCTTCAAGATTCTTAGCGTTATCAAGCTCCTTGAATGCACCAGTTTGAACTCTATATAATGTCTTTACTGGCTGAGGTTTCGGGTCTTTGCCCATTGCGACTTTAATATCATTTTCAAACTTTCCACTATCGATAATGCCTTTAAGATATGGGCCAGGGCAAGCAGTAGCAGAAAACATCTGATGATACGTAATGCTTGCTCCCGCATTTCCAGTAAAATGCGGTTCAATATCATATCTTTTACAAATATCTGCACAAAGATTTACAAGAGACTTATAAGCTTTGTCAGAAATATGCCAATCTGGATCGCCGCCATCATTACTTATTTCAATACAAATATGAGAATAATCATTGGCTCGGCTATCGGAAGTCCATGATCTCCTATTTTCACTTACCCCTGCACATATTTCGCCATCATAGCCAATATAGTAGTTCGCACTAACTTGCCTATCAGAATATAAATGCGACTTTGCACAGTCTTCCGCAGTCATCTTTCCTGCCATATGATGCGGTGTAACTCCGATGATTTTTTCATTCCTCGGATTGCTTTTGTTACTTCCGAAATCAACAACTTGAGTTGCTAAATCTGATTTAACCATTGTCTTTTCCTCCCTTGTATTCAGGCATTCCAACTGCAATACTCGTAAGAATGCTTACTACAAATCCGAATGCTCCCGCTGAAAGAACATGTAACCAATTTACCTGCTGTAACATAGTAGCTTCAGTACCTATCATAGCAAGCATTGCTTGTGCTACAGTACGAATTGCCCTACCAATAGCCATGCTCCACCATTTCTTATCCTTTATCCATTCCATGTTTGACCTCCTCTCTTAACTCGTCAATTCTCATAAACGCTGTTTTCAGATCATTCTCAACTACGCTGAGTCTCTTATCCATTTCTATAAGAGAAGTATTCAACGACTTGATATCTGTTCTTGTTTCTGTAACCATCGCACATAGCTGATCGAGCTTTACATTTGCCTTGAGTAACGACTCCTTTAATGCTTCCATTCTGATATCATTCTCCTGTCTTTCCTTGATGTCTGCTGTCTTTCCGTTTCTCATATAAGTTAGAAATGCAACGAGTAAAGCTCCAAAACTAAGACCCCACGGGATGATTTGTAACCACTCCATATAATCACCCCCTAATTAAACTTAATAACGTAGGTTACTTTCATTGTCTTGTCTGCTGTCTTTGTGACAGGTGTTCCAAGATTGTTTATTGTTGCTATGTATCTTGGGTCCCTCCATATCTTCGTACCATCAAACCCAAGCAACCCATTACAGCTCTGTAAAGCGTATCCCTCATCACTTGACGGATTAACAGGAGCATACACGCCCTCAGCCATGTCTACTCTGTACCCGTTTGACTCGCATATCTCTCCGTCTATCGCATACATATTCTGCCCCGACATTGGAAAATCAACAAGCTCTGTTACATTCGTAAGGTTGCTGAGGTCAAATATATACTTGGCAAATACAGCATACTCGTTAGTTACTGCGTTGCTTGGATACTCATTTCCTCCGAGGTCAAACGCCGCAAGCCCTGTTGTACTTGGAGTTAATGACGCCACAAGCGTTACTGTATCGTTGCTCATGTCGTACTTTACAATGTATACTGGGTAGCTGTCGCTGAAATGGAAATATCTTGTGTAGTATGTTCCTCTCGTTTCCGCTGGCATCATCATTATGTACGCCGATGAGCCTATCTGTCTGATTGTATACGAACCATCCGAGTATCTTTGTCCGAGATTTTGTATCTCGCTTGGGATTTGAACTGTAACTGTTTCCACGAGCCTGTTGTTAAGATTGTCTCTTACGTCAACCTCTGTTGCAGGAAGTGAAAACTTGCTTATTTCCCACTCAGTCTTACCATTAAATCCAGTTGAAGAATTTCCTTTTAACAGTCCAAATCTCATATTATTGTAAAATCCGAGAATGTTATAATCAATTAGGTTTGTTGGTGTGTTAAAGGCGTTATAGTTGCTCATATTATAAGCGTTTGTCTTATATGTCACAGACTTATTTCCTGTGCCTCTGTAGCCTCCATAAAGGCTTGTAAGGCATACACAAGCAATCGTCCCATTTGCCTGCGATGTGGTATAGTCCCACACCATTTTATATGAGCCATCCTGTTGCCATCCCGATTCTGTCTCATTCCATGATCCGAGTTCTGTTGGATTTCCGCTATTAAGGACGTTGTAAACTCCATTTCCAGTCATGCCTACACCAGTAGGGACTCTGATTATGTCTGCATCTTCTGTTAAGGCTGTATCTAACAACAGGACTCCACCAAGCAAATAATGGAGGGCGTCACTTCTAATCGCTCCTACATTAAAGGCACTTGGGTTAGTTATTCCACCTTGCTTGTAAAATTTGGTGAGGGCATTGGTAAGCATATTTTTGTCCTCTGTTCTTCTTACGAGCTTGCCCGATTTGGCATCCTTAAGCTCTATGATTGTCTTTCCTTCAAACTTCATATTGCCCTCCTTATGTTGTTGACTTGGTGTATTTGATGGTTATATCCACCGTACTACCATTAAACCAACTTGAGCATATAACTCTGATGTCGTTATTAATTCCTTCAACGTCAAGCCTGTCTCCACCATCGTTATATGACTCTTTGAATCTTATTATATTGCCCCCTCCATCTATCTTGTATCCGCTTGCCTCTACAGCGACAAGTGAACCGATATTCTCTCCTGTCTGTATTGTAGTAGTTGTCCCTGTAATCGAGATATTTGGAATCGTCTTTTGATACAACGTCTCTCCAAAGTAAGTGCCGACAACTCGCTCTGTATCGTCATAATGCTCCATCGGGACTCCCAAAGAGCCATAGCTTCCGCTTCCTGCAACGTCCGAGTCTTTTGTATACCAAACTGTGACGATGCCTGCATATACTGGAGTGCCTGCATTCATGTTCGGTCTAACATTGATATCGGTTGAATCTTGGTCGGTTACAACTGTAAAAAACTCTCCGCTGTTTCTGTAATATTCGTAAGGAAACAATGCTCCTGTTCCCAAAGAGAAATATCCCTTATATGATTTAATACTTATTCCTGTTGTCCCTAATATGCCATTATTCCAAGTGTTATCTGTAAGGGCTTGGCTTGTTAGGTCATAAGTCTTTTGGTATAGTGGCTTATCATCCACCCATACTCCGACTTCTCGCTCCTCCGTGCTGTAAATCATGGGTGCGAGTGTGCCACAGAATTTAAGTCCTGTTATCTTTGTATAAGTCGTGGCATGACTTGATTGATATGCCTCTAACTTTATAGACGTATCATCAAGAAATGTAATGACAAAGCCCGAATTTTCATCCCCTGCTTGAACGTATTTCTCATTCTCCACTATGTCGCTAACACTTAAAACATATTGCATCTGATAATTGTCATCTGTCTCAATTCCATCAAATACAATAAAATCATAGTCGCTATAAGAATGCGTGAGAGTCGCTGTATAGGTTGTTGGATATGTTGGAGTCTCCGAACCACTCCATAAAACGTCTGCGATGGTCTGTGAACTTCCTCCACCGCCTCCACCGCCTCCCGATGGTGCGTAAAGTGCTCCCGAAACTCCGTCAATCTCAAAGTCTGCTATCTTTGTTCCGCTTTGGAGCGTTGGAGTGATTTCGACGTCCGAACCGCCTCCACCGCCTCCATGCTCTCCTGCTGTCGTTCTCTGCCACTTCGTTGAATCCCATGTGCCTGTTACGTCATCATCAAGACACTCATACATGAGGAACTCATACATGACGATATCCCCAGTATTATATGTCTCCGATGAATCATAAGCAGGAGCAAGGCTCACCTGTGACGCATGGAGAATATCGTCAATCGTGTCCATGTTTCCATTGATTGTCCTAATATCTGCTGTCTCTGCCATTGTAGGCTTGACTAAATTATAGTTATCTGTATATGTTGCCATGATTCCTCCTTACCATGTATGCTCATCGTAAATAGCTCCCCATGTATTTTCATAGACATCTTCCCACTTCATTCCTTCAAGATATATAGAGGTCTTATTCATAAGCACATAGTCCTCAAATTGAACCACTGTTATGTCATCAAGCATTATGAGTCCGAATGTATCTTCCATATCGCTCTCTGCAGGAGTGTAATCAGATATCGTCATCGTCTCATTTATGCTTCTTACTCCTATGCTATCAAGCTCAATTCCTTCAAGTGTATCTTCACAATCAATGTATCCATCCCAAGTCTCCGTAGATACAAGACCCTGACCCCAAATAGACGCTCTACATCCACCTGCGTCTATATAAATGAGCCCGCCATCACATTTCAAATATACTTGCCATCTGTACAATGTATTAGGCTCTACATCTATAACATGCCACAAGCTTAAAATATGCTTGCCATTTATCCAAGTCTCTACTGGCTGATAATCATATACAGCTCCATCAAGCATATAAACTACTGTACATGTAGCTATATCTTGAGTATTAACATCACATAGAATTTCAGCCTGAAATATAACTTTATCGGTTTCAATAGTAGCGAATCTGATATTTATGACGTTCTTTTCCCTAGAACCTATATAAAGCTCCTCAACATTCATGAACGTATAATACTGAATGCTGTTCTTATCAGTCTTAGACATCAATCCCGAAATATTCTTATCGGTCTTCGATCGAGCAGTTGCAAGTGCAGGATTAGAACCAAATCCTTTAAGCGTAGTCTTTTTCTTGTACTTCCATTCGGAATACATTACACATCCTGACGCACCTGATCCTAATCCATTAGGGAACATCAATCCGTCACCTAAATCATATACCGCTCCACTAGAAATATCAATATTAAATGGCGTATACTGAATATTCTGAAGTCCATTAAGGACTGCCTGTCTCATAATTTTCTTTGTAGACTCAGTACCATACTGAAGCAATGGATTACTTCCAAGATTATACGTAAGCCCATCGTCAGGAGTTACTGAATAATAATTGGTACTTTCAGTCTTAAAATCAACAACCGATAGTCCAGTATACCTTGTTACATAATCAGAGAATTTACCTCCTTTAAATCTTACATCTTGATCTATAGAATCATGCACGGTATTCCCATACATCTTAAGTTTTAAAGAACCATCTCTATCTATATAAGCAAAAGCGGCAAGCGTCTGTGCTATCCAAGACACAAAATCCCTATACGTTTCAATGTCGTTCTCTGTATACAAAGCAAGTGCGACATTCCCGTTAGGAAATGCCTGAATATCAGCCTGAGTCATTCCTAATGTAACACCGCACTTTTCACATGCAAAAGCAAGCATTGAATAAGCAGATCCTTGAGTGATATCAGTCGGGAAATTCTTATCAAGCTTAGCCATATTATCATAGGCTGTAACACTTACACCAACAGCAGTATGTTCTGCATCGTCTACTGTGAATACTCCAATAGGAACATATTCATATGCATTACCTACAAGCAGTCCTTCGCTTATGGTTATCGTCAATCCAACCCATGTATTTCGTGGCACGTTAACGTGCATAAACGTGCATTTAAGCTTTGAAATATATACTGTACCTATACTAACAGCAGACCCCTCAGAACACTGCCTCGTGACAGTTAAAGAACCTGGCAACAAGTTTTCGTCCGTTATTATCTGATTCCCTATAGTACAGCGTATCTTCCATCTATGAGAACTTGACTTGAGGGCATCTTTGTATCCCTGACTTACGTTATACATATATGCCCTCCTTTTTAATACTCTTCAAGCGTGAATGATATTTCCCAAATACCATTGCTTGCTTCTATTCTGTCTGAGTAATGCATCATGTTAGCTTTAAAACTTCTTATTCTCATATTCCGCTCCTCATATGCATCACTCAGATAATCATATCTCTTAACTACTATAATATCCTTTTTTGAAAATTCTTTCAATATCTTTGCCCACGAATCAGTACATCTATATGATGCAGATATTTTTAACTTATCATATCTTGTAATATCTACTATATCAGTACCTGCTTCGCTTTCATTTACAGTTTCTATAACTTCAGACGATTCACTCCATGAAGTTGGTAACAACATCTGTACATTATCAAAAAACGTTGGATAGTCTCTACTTATCATTACCTACCTCCTGATCTATAGTTATAAGCGTTCTGTGCATTAACAACTATCTCCTGCCACAAATCACCATCAGGCAGATAAATCGGAATTATTATGTCTCCTCCTCCTGCGACTCCTGCACTAACCATTGTTCCTGCACCAATCGTAGGATTTATCGATGATATTGACTCGTCCATATCACTTGCCATATCAGATACTGCATCTTTAACCAACCATTCATTGTCTTTAATTCCGCCTGCGAGACCTTTCATGAAGTCAGGCATCCACTCTTCATAATCATGCAGAGGTCCTATATCAGGTCGAGTAAAGTGAATGTACTTACTTACCCAATTAGCCGCTCCACTTGCGGCATCCTTTAACCATCCGTATGCTGATTTAATACCACTTGCAAGGTTCTGTCCTAATTCAGAACCCCACTCTTTAGCCTTAGACCAAATTCCCTTGATAGCATTCTTAACTCCTTCAGCCATTGATTTGGCGGCATCAGCTAACGCACTAGCTTTATTACTAATTCCAGTCTTGATATTATCCCAAGTCTCACTAGCTTTTTGCTTGATATTATTCCATTTCTCGCTTAAAGCAGTCTTGATATTATCAACTATGCCACCAACTGTAGTCTTTAATGCATTCCACTTTTCGGATGCTACGCTCTTAATAGTTTCCCAAGTTCCGCTAAGCCAATTACCTAAGCCATCAATTATTCCACTGATTGTACTTGTGATAGCACCCCATACAGTAGATGCTATGCTACATATACCATTCCAAATTCCGCTCAAAAAGCTTGTTATCGTATTCCAAATGCTTGATATGAAATTCCATGCCGCTGTCAATGCGTTACTGATAGCAGATACAATAGCATTCCATACAGTTGATGCAATGTCACATATTCCGTTCCATATTCCACTCAGGAAGCCTGTTATACCTTCCCAAACAGAACTAATGAAACCTGATATGGTTTCCGTTACAAAACTGATAATATCGCAGATTCCATTCCATACGTCTTCTGCCATCAGTTTTATTCCGCCCCAAACATCGCCAAGCCATTCGGATATTGCTCCCCAGTTCTTTATGACAAGAATGACTGCGGCTATAGCGGCGGCTACTCCCGCTAAAATTGGCAATATAGGAACTATAGCTCCTATAAGTCCAGTAACAGCAGGGATCGCTGTTCCTGTTATCCAACTTGCTATACTTGCACCCTTAATAAGACTTACAACCTTCATTACAGCACTTACGCCAGTTGCAATCTTACCGATCATTATAAGCAATGGGCCTAAAGCGGCAACTACTCCCAAAATAACAACTATAGTTGTTTTCTGTCCATCCGAAAGCTTATTCAGCCAATCAAGGAATTTCTGAAACGCTCCTACTACTTTTGATACTACTGGCAATAATACATTACCAAATGAAATTGCCACAGCTTCTAACTGTGACTTGAGAATGTCCATCTGACCCTTGAAATTGCTAGTCATTGTATCATACTGTTTAGCGGCTTCACCAGTCTGATTCTTCATTACCCCAAGGAAGCTGTCTATTGCTTTTTCTGCATCAGAATAATCCATATCATATTCAAAATGCAGATAATCTTTCATTTCTTTTGCAAACTGTTCTGCATCTCCTCCGACTCTATCGAAGTTGTAAACCATGTCATCAGCAAGATCTTTGAATCCAACATTCGTATTTCCTATGACAGCACCTGTAGACTGCATAGCATTTGCTACTTCATCAAGATTTACTGATGCATTTGCAAGTGCAACTGCCCACTGCTCTTGTTTTTCAACGCTTGTAACAGTCATCTTATTAAAAGCATTCAATCCCTGAATACCAAAGATTGTCTGCTTATAAGCATTTGCCTCTTCATCAGACATTCCTGACAATGCATCAGACAGTTCGTTTACTACAGTATTGAAATCTCTTGCCGCACCTGTTTCATCATATGCGGCAACTCCTAATTCCTGCAATGCACTTGCGGCTTGATCCGTAGGCGTATAAATGTTTTTCATTGCGGCGGCAAGTGATGTTCCTGCGGCTGATCCTTTCTCACCCTGCTCTGCAAGTCTTAACAATGCAAGCGTCATTGAATCAGCAGACTGATTATAAGCGGCAGACGTTGCCGCACCATCCTGCATAGCTTCACCGAGTTCCTGCACACTTGTATTAGCAAGCGTAGCACCTCTTGCCATCAAATCTGCATAATACTGAGAATCCTTTGTGGCATCATTAAAACCCTTCATTGATCCTGATACATAGCTTGCCGCACTTGCCATATCCATTGAGCCTGCGGCGGCAAGATGCAATACATCCTCTACCATTGCCATAGACTGCTCTGCATCATAACCTGACATCGCAAGGATATTCAATGCTTCTGCCGCATCAGAAGCTGAGAAGTTCGTAGTCTCACCCATCTCCTTAGCCTTAGCTGTAAGCTTATCCATCGTATCAGATGCTCCATTAACATTGTTATTGATATCGTTAACAGAATATCCGAGCGTAGCGGCTACCTGAGACATTGATGCTTCAAAGTTTTCTGCGGTCTTTACAGATGCTCCACCCAATCCAACAAGACCAACAGTCAATGGCATAAGTTTCTTGCCTGCCTTAGTTGCTCCATCACCAAATTTAGCGGCTTTATCAGCCGCTGTATTTATACCTTCTTCATATTCTGAAGAATCTAATTTTAATTTTGCAACAAGTTCTAATAGGTTCATACTATCACTCCAATATCGTTATGCCTGCGTTATTTATAACATCTCTAGCTATATCATCTCCTGATCGAGTATCAACATTCATTGGAGTCAATATTTCCTTCAACGAATGCACTTTATGCTTGCTTTGCGGTATATTCTGCAATGAATCAGCAACATAATACTTATACTCCCATTCAGTGCTTTCATATACGAGCTTGGCAAGCAGATATTTTACGAAGTGCATCGGATTTCCAACATATTCGCCATAACAAATCCAAAATATCATTCCGAACTTGATGTGGCTTGCTCCGTAAAAAAACCCGTAAGGTCTTCATCTTCCATGATTTCTAACAGCATCTTAGGAATACTTGTTACTGAGCAATGATACTGTTCTACAGGAACTCCTTCAAGAGTAGCTAACATCTTAAATATTTCATCAGGATACTTTTCCATAGCCATCTGAATAGTTTTCAGCTTATTGCCTCCCACAAGCTCCTGTGCTATTTCTTTGTCTCCAAAGACAATAACAACAGGAGCGAGTATCTTGGCAAGAAGTTCAATGGCTTCTCGATCTTTGTATTCAGATAATTTCTTCATAATCAACAACCTCCAATAATATTAACCTTCAGCTTCTGATGCTTCAACGATTACAGTACATGTATCAGTATATTCAACTCCATCTACAGTAATCATAGCTGTGATTATTGCACTTCCTTCATCAACACCAGTTACAACACCACTTGAAACAGTTGCTACGCTGTCTGATGAACTTGTCCATGCAACAGGTGCAGTAGCGGGAATCTTTGTCGCTGTGAGAGTTTCAGTTCCATCTACTAATATCTTTGCTGAATGCTTATTAAGCAGAATACTTGGCTTTACCTCACTTCCGCCGCTCTTCACATATACCTCAAACGGAACTTTGTCCTGCTCATTCATGGAATAATGTGCTGTAAACTCAAGAGCAAAGTTACCTTTTGCCTTATCAGTAGACTGAATCTGAAAACCACCAGTTGAAAGTGCGTTCATAAGATGAACAGCACAATAGCCTGCATCATCACCAGTATTCTTGTCAGAATAATCACCTATCCACCAAAGGTCATCAAAATCCTTTGCATCAAGATCGTTTCTAGGAATGATATGACCGTCATTATCTCCGTCAACATCTGCGGCGGCAATGAGAGTCTTTGCTACTGAAGCAGAGATTGTAACAAGCGTTGTTGAAAGCTTAATCTCCCATTCAGTAAGCTTCTTAAGTTCCTTTGTATTCTTAGGACAATTATCAATGTCCTCGCCAAAATCTTCAAACGTAGGTGTTGCTGTGAAATTTACACCGCCAGTTGTAGCACCAAGAAGTCCAGTACCTTCTCCTGTGAGCGGATCGAAATTTCTAACAATGATTCCTGCGTTCATCTGAAGGTTCTGAAACGTATCATCAGGGATTCTTGTATATTTCATCTTTCTACCTCCTAATCAGCCGATATAAATTCGACTTCTACATTAATATTTATTCTTCTTATAGAATCATCTTCATCTGTCAACCTTTGAGCAAACGGAGTGCTTCTCTTTATCCATATTATACCACTTTCAAACGGAATTGTAATGCCACCCATCGTTATTGTCTTAGAAATTTCTTCAGTAATGTCAGTGACAGTCTTCCATGATCTGCTTCTGTCCCATACAGACGCTCTGAGTATAGTTTGGCTTCCAATGCTATCTCCTGCGGCTTCATATGTTATGTACGGGAACGTAGGATTATCTTCAACTGTGCTTTCATCATAGGTTTTACCAAACCTAGACCAAAAACTTTGCAATGCTTGCCATTTATCCATTAAACAAATCTCCATTCCTCACAAGTAACTTGCCTCATATTCAATGATGCAGAATCAGGCGTATACTTATCATCTCCATCCGATGTTACTCTGAATACCTTTCCATCTCTCACACGCTTGATAACATCATGATATTCAAGGATAATATCCTTTCTTGTCGTAAACGTGTACAGAGATGTAACGCCCTGAGCAAGAGCAACCTTGGCTTGAAGTGACGAATCAAACACCATAGCTCCACTGATAGTAGCTCCTTCTTGCCAACTTATGACCTGACCTCCGTAACCGTCATCACTTGATATCTTATTCATTATGATATAATCTTCCATTGCATTTTCTAATAAACTCATAACTTTTTATACCTCGCTAAACGATCAGCGAAAACAGCCTGCCAAGTTGGAACAGATGACGAACTTGATCCGCCTGAACCACCACTTCCTTTAGAGTACGAATATCCTCCGAAACTTTCGCTTTGGAACGGAGACATATTTTCAGATGATGAACCACCGTACTTTACTTGCCACTCCTTTATATCAGCGGCTAATTGTTCTACATCTTTAGGAACAGCCATTAACCATACTGCTCCATCCCATTCCTCATCAATAAGTTCTTCAGAGCCTTTCTTATAAACTCCGTCATTAAATACACTGCCGATAATTCTATAATACTGATTGTCCTGTATGCCCATATCTCTATCGTGCAATGATATAAGCACACCATCCTTTATTCTAAACTGACCATAAAATCTCGGCTGAAATCTATTAAACCAGTTTCTAAGATATAAACATACTTCAGTAATCATATAGTCTCCTTTAAATACAACAATAGGTGCAGAAAATAAACTATCTCCTGCACCTATCACTTTACAAATTAACCTTCTGCGTTGGATTCAGTTTCAGTAACAGTTGCAATCCAAAGTGAATTCGGATTATAAAGAACTGGCATGAACAGTCCGCTTGCCTTTGTCCAAAGAACAGCAGGGTCTTTTTCAGTCCACTGTGAAATTGTAACGAACGGACTTTCTGTGCTTCCACTTACATTCATGAACTGTGCAACATCTGCTTCAGGTGCATCACCCCAAAGACCGATACCCATTCTTCCACCTGCATTTGTAGCGAAGAATGAAACCTTGTCATCAGGGAAATATCTTGCTGTGTCAATCACAGGTCTGCCATCAGCACCAATCTCTGAACTTGCTCCGTATGTCAGATCATTTGTAATAATCTGAGTAATACCAAACTCATCCTCGAGATATGCATTCAATTCAGCAACTCTTACGAGTGTGCCTGCTCCTGCTGAACCATAAAGAGCGGTCTGAATATACTTATTCTTACGCATCTTTGTTACATTCTTCTTAGCTGTGAGCATTCCAGTAATTGTAACTCCCTTATCAAGAGCGGCATCTACTATAGCCTGAAGCTGTGCAAGAATGTCTGCATTCTCACCGAGATCGAGAGTGAATCCTGTCTGAGCGTTAGGAACACCATAATCAACTGTAAGGTCAAGACCGTTCTCCTTGATAGTAACCTTACCAGTTGCCATCAGCTCGTTCTTTGCAACCTTAGTTCTTGTGATAACCTGCTCACCAAGACGAACACCATCTCTGATTACATAATCATACATCTGATCATTCTGAACACCACTTCTAAGTAATGCTCTCATTCTTTCAGACTGATTAATCTTAACCTTAATGAGACCCTTCTCAATGTTGTGATTATCAATCGGAACTCTGAAAGTTGTCTTTGCTTCTGTATCAAATCCGTGGAACTGAGCCATTACAGGAATCTGATACTCTGCGGCGATTGACTCCCATTCTGCAACAAGATTATCTGTCTTGCTATCTCCAAACAGAACATCAATAGGATCATTCTGTCTTGCAGGATTGAACGGAACATCGAGCCAATCTGTCTTCGGAATAAATCCGAGTATATTATTCTCCCATGCAATTTTTGGCATAATTCATTTCCTCCTTAATATGGTCTTTCAACAGTAGGCTCGTCAACAAAGACAATACCTGCCGCCTTAAGAGCATTCTTAACAGTTGAACTCAGCACATTACCATCAAATGTATAGTATGTCTTGCTTCCATCAGCCTGTGTGTCTGTTGACAGAGTATAGACATAATTTGGTGATGAACCACTTCTCTCATAAAGACCGAGGGCCTTTGGATTATCACCATATTCAACATCATCAACTTCTGTATAAGTATAATCTGGGCTTGTTCCACCCTGCTCATAGTAAGTCTTACCCTTTACAGCAACTGTATCTGTTGAAGCTGAATAAGTATCTCCGTCCTTCTCATACCAACCCTTTGTTGTAGGGTTGTCTGCTGAAGTGATTGAGCTTGCTTCACTGTAGCTAGGTGTTGCCTGTGGAAGTCTTGTTTCATAAACTTCGCCCTTGTAAACTACAGAGCCTGGCATGTTTCCAGTAGAAACATCAACGTCCTCATAAACAATTCCCTTTGCATTTCCATTAAGAGACGGGAAAATTGTTCCCATAGGAACATACTTAGAACCATCACTAGCTGTCGTAGCCATGCTCTGCGGTATTTCAGTAGTTCTTCTAGTACACTCTTCGTGTGCTAAGAAATAGCCAGGGGCATAAACTTCACCAGCTCTTCCTGAACCAATAAAAGACATAGTTTAGTCCTCCTTCGTTTTTCCATATAAATTTTCATGATACTGCTGAGCGATTTTAGCCGCTCTGCTTGACTGCTTCTTCTCTCCACCATTATTCTCAGGCGGTGTAGCAGTCTTAGCACCTTCAACATGAGTTGTCTGTATGAATTCAGACCAATTATCAGCGATTCCTTTGACGATAGCATCTTTGTCCTTAACAATGCCTGCTTCATCAAGTTCAATCTTGTCGATTTCATCACTTGAAAGCTTTGCAATAGCATCGAATCTCTTTTCAGATACTCCTGCTTCCTTCAGTAAAGACTTAAAAGCCTTTTCTTTAGACTCACGAATAGCTTTCGATTCAATGTTTGTCTTGAACGTATCGAACTCCTTCTTGAGTTCATTATACTTACCCTCAAATCCATCGGTTTCGATAGTTTCTTTAAGTTCACTCAACTCCTTCTGAGTGTCCTCTAACTGCCTCTGTGCTTCAGGAAGCTTGTCAGCAGTTTCCTTGTACTTCTTGATCTCTTCTTTTAAACCGTCCACAGTTTCTGTATGAGATGCGATTATCTCATCAACCTTGTCAGCTTCGATTCCGAGTGCTGATAAAAACTTTCTTGTAAGTGCCATATCTTAATCTCCTTTTCTTCGGTTGCTATCCTTCGCAATTAGATTATCTATTAACAAATATACATAAAAGTCAATAAAAAATCAAGTGCTTTCTAATCGTGTAGCATCATGTAGGATTGACTTTCTGTCGTCATGTCAGTATATGCTAACATATGTCAATACTCTATATTATTTATTATTATATTTTATTATTTTCTTTTAATATACAATGTAGGAAATGTATACCTATGTAAAAAAGTCCTATACGAGAAAATAAAATATAGAAGAATTTTATATCGGGCCAAAATGCTACATCATACATTATGAATTCTGCAAACAGCCTTCAAGAATTCTTTTATATTCATCAGTGTAATTCATTAATGTATTTTTAAGGTACGGTCTAGCCGCCATTCTACTAGTACCATACTCAACATACGGAGCGTATTCTACGTTTGTTCCTACGTATGCTGTATCAGTACCATTGTCATCACCTTCGATGCTCCTTCTAAGTCTACCAGTATCAACCGCACCCATTACAGTAATTTCAAGCTTGGCATTGTTTATCATTGCCTCACTAAGCAGTTTTAATGCTATTTTCTCCTGACCTTTCAGTGCCTGCCACACTTCATCAACGTGACTTATAACCTGAACAGCTACTACGTCTTGAGCCATAATATCACCTCCTAATATTCATTACCTTCAACATACTTGAATTCTTCAGCCATTTTCTTCTGATCGAGACAATTCTTGAGTTCGGCTATCTTTTCGTCAATGTCAAATCTTGCAGTAATCATAACTGGGAACGGAACTCCGAACTTTTCTTTATATTCATCACATAGCTTATCGAATTCGATTTCCTTCTTCGATTTCATTGATTACCTCCCTGCTAACTTAGTAGCTTCATCAACCATTTCCAAGTACATATCATGAGACTTAGGCAAGTATTCTTTAATCATGTTCAGAGACTGCGGGTTAGTTACTGTTGCTGAAGTCATTTCTGCGAATGCTTCTTTAGGAAGACTTCCGCCTTTTCTAGCGTATGTAACTCCATGTCCTGCCCCGAATGGATAAGCATACTCGCTTCCTGCATTCTTTGTGGCGAACTTTTCAAACATGTCTGACAAATCTCCACGTTCACGCAAATTGTAGTCTCGCCTTATTTCATTACAGAAATCATCTATGGTCCGAGTATAATCAATCGGATCTTTATGATATCCAAATACATCAAACTCGGATTTAAACAAGTCTATCATGTCAGTAGTTCCACTCTCAGCAGATGCTATCTTGCTTTTAAGATCGAGAAATCTTAGGTCATCCCTTGATATTCCGTTATCAAGCCTCCACCTTCTTAACTGATATTCAAGATACTCCTTGTCTCCCATGCCTCCCTTAGACTTATCGAAGTTTTCAGCGAATTCTTTCTCACAATACCTATAGTGAATAAATTCTTGCCATTCTCCGTTTATAGTCTGTTCGAGAGTCTTTCCAGTAGTCTTACTTTTGTATACCTCACTAAATGCTGTATAAGGCTTATATGTCTTACCTCTTCCGTTTGGAATCTCCTTGAGCGAACCATCAGGATTATGCGTATAAGCATACCCTGCTTTATAATCTATATTGTGTCCGTATTCATGGAAATGCGTCTGATATGCCGCATGCAGATCATCACCTGCACATGAGTGCGGGGCGTTTAAGTGAACCATATCATCACGGGAACTATACCAAGCACCCGCTCCTTCCTTTTCTGCATAATAAGCCTGCATTTGGTCACTATATGCTGAATACATTTGTCCTACTCCATCAGGAGCGGTTCTTATGAGATGTTGCATCATTTCAACATCATCCTTATTATATCCATCAAGAGTCTTGCCGAACTTAAACTCGAACTTCTTTGGCTTGTCCTTTGAATGTCTCCACTCTTCGTAGGTCATTCCTCCGAGCCGCTCATCTATGTTATAATCAGTGACCTGTTTATCATATCCTGCAAACACGCTGATCATATCACACCTGCAATTATATACCATAGCAGGATCAGCACCTGAATCACATGGATACATTATCTTGTACTCACCAACTATAAATGGGTCATCGATATCCTGAGTCTGACCATTGAGAATCATGTGTTCGTGTCGAGTCCGATTATCAAGTGTCGAGAGCCATCGTTTCTGCATCTTGATCCCCATATCCTCGGCACGTTTCATTGAGTCAATGCGTCCTGCACTCTCGGCATTGCCTATCATGGTCCTCGCATTTCTGATCGATGCATTATAATCCATCTGAGCAACACCCCTGAGCCTTTGTGCTAGATGCGGAATGCTCTCGCCCTGCAATATACCTTGCGTAACTGAAGATGTCAGCTTCTCTTCGTTCCACTTAATAAGTTCGCCCTTTCTTATTTTCTCAGCAGTCTTATCAGACATCGTAGGCATTAACTTTGGATTATCCCGAATCAGACGTTCTACAGCCTGTCTATCGTACAAAGTATAAGACGTATCAACAAGCGAATCAGCTTCTATAAGAAACGTAGCGTAATCATGATTAAGAGCATAGACTCCAGGCATATAACCTTCAGTCATGCTCCTACATATCTCACTAGAATTAGCTAGGTCAGTTGCAAGCGTTCTTCTCATTTCGTCCCATCTTTTCCCGATTGCAATCTGTCCAGTTCTCCACTTGGTATATTCATCCTTTGTGATCTTACCATCTGCTAACTGCTGTTGCTTTATCTGATCCTTCTTCTCGAACTTAGCCAAGTAATCCTTCCATTTCTTCTCGGTTTCCTTAGCGGCTTGTTCGTATTCCTTTCGGATTTTCTCTTCAAGTTCAGATATTACATCATCAGTCTGCTGATGAGCTATATCATTCTGTATAGTTATCTGCTTCGCCATTCGTCTCTCCCTCTTCTCCGCCGAAGCCTATCATCCGTAATTCATTAGCATCAATTTCATTAATCATATCAGCCGCTTTATCTCCATCCCCAAGCAATGTGAGAATCTTCTCCGTCACATATCCTGATTCGAGATATGTTCCCGCTGATAATATCGTTTGGATTTCCTCCTGAACATTGATAATCATTGCCCTTGTAAATGTCGGTTCATCATCGATTCCTGCTATTTCAAGGATTCCTCTGATGAATTCAATCACGCAATACTCGAACTGATCCACCTTGGAGTTCAGTGGTTCGTAAGCGGCTTTAATCTGTGTGGCTGTAATTGCTCCATCAGCTATATTCTTTGTATCAAGAGCCATAGCATCATCATATAAATCACTTCTAAGTCTTTGCAGTAATGCTTCTCTTGACTGATACGGAGCTTCTATCGTATGTGCCTCCGCTCTTGCATTAGCATCTTCAAGATGAGCGGCATGCAGTGTCTTCATTCTTTCAACGAAGTTTGCAAGGTCTACATCGTCCATTCCTCCTGCGTTCTGAATCGCCCAATAGATATAACTGGCTTCATCCACAGTGTTTGCAAATCCTGACTTTATGAGGTCATATGCATCTATATTTTCCCTGAGTCCTATCAGTTCACTCTGTCTATTCGGATTGCCCCACAGCGGTACAATCGGGAACGATTCGTAATTGCTATAATCATAGATTTCCGTTCCGTCTGCTTCTGATGTTCTGACAGCTACCTTATATGCTCTCTTTGGATTCAGGATTTCTCCTTCTCCATCGCCTCTCCATATATAGTCAGTATATCCATCGATTTCATAGAACGTTGCTCTTAATGGCTTAAGCGGATTCAACTGCCAAAATCTTATACCCAACATTAATGCTCCGTTGTCTTCGTCAGGAATAGGAACGAATTCATTCACACCAAAAACATCAATATGGTCATTGTTCCAAAAGCCAAACGAAACCGCACCAATCAATGCTTTGAGGGCGGCTTTCTGAAGTTGGCTATCGAATGACTTTACTGAAGTACCAAGCTGTTCTTCAGTAGCATCGTTATTCCAACTCACTCCGTTTGATAACAGATACTGATTCTCCTGAGTTACGAACCTATGAAAGAAATTACTGCGAAGCTTGTAATTAGCTGAATAATTATCAGGAATAGCTTTGCCTGTAACAGTGTAAAGCAACTTCTGATATTCCATTATAGTTACATTCTTGAATGCAAAATATTCCTGAGCAATCATTGCATCCTTGTAAACATCCGAATTTTTATGGTCGTATATTGCATTCTTTACAAACTCCATACGATCCCTGTCATTATTCGGAACTTTCAAATAATCCTGATAAGTATACATACTCCCTCCTTAATACATTCCTGACACATAGCGGTCACGTTCTTCTTTTTTATCATATAGTAATCTTATCAAACTTGCAAGAGAATCAGGTGCATCATCGTGTTCTGCTGTATCGCTATAATCAAGTATCTGCTGTATGTATTCTTGATCCGTTCCACGCACGAAAACTATGTTATCCCAATCACCTTTCAAGTACGTTACAATCTTAAGGAACTTATTCATACCTTCATAGTATGTCGCTACTCGGCTCTCGCCCCTTCGTTTGAATTCCTTCTTCAAATATCCTTTATCTGCATTAGTCTCGCAGTAAAGCTTTCCTACCATAAAGCTGTTCTTCAGCATGATGACTTGATCAATGCAATCATCAACATGCTTATTCCATAGCTTACCAAATACATATATCTTTCCATCGTATTTCTTTGCAATCGTGAAAGCTGTGTAATCACTTCCACCATATGCCGCATCAACATGACAATATCTAGCCTGCTGTAATACATCAGGATCTGCATTCGTGACAGCGTTGCTAAATATTACATCCTCACTTGCTATGTGCTTCAATTCATAATTGGCGGCGAACAATGACGGTATCATCTTGGACCTGATATTTTCAAGTTCTTCATCACTGATCAATCCAGTCGAGTAGCAATCATACTTTGAAATATTCGACATCAACGTAAATGCATCTTCCTTATGCCAAGGCGTGCCAGTATTTATGAACCTACCTCCACGATTCTTGATGTTCTGAAGCTCCTGATATGCAAGCTTAGTCCTTTCTCGTTCAGCCTGAGATATTCTGTCCTGAATATTTACGATATCATCAGTAACAACTATATCTGCATGCTTACCTGTGATACTTGTTCCTATACCAAGACCTACTAACTGACTCGATCCCTTGATATCCGTAACGAGATTCGTATGAATTGCCGAACCTTTATCTGTGATAAACTGCAAGTCTTTGTTATACAAAATCTTTACGATTTCTTTAACACATCCTGACTTCAGAATATTAGACGTTGTTTTCAAGACTTCGTTTACATCTGTTTCGGTCTTTCTGAAAAACAATACAGATTCATTAGGCTTCGTGATGATATGCAATGCAAAAAACAGGGCAAGCGTGGTAGTCTTATAGCTACCACGATGCCCCTGCAATGTTTGGTCTTCAGTATCATACAAGAAATGCTTAAGCCATTCGTTATGCAATTCGGTCAAGTCTTTAAAGCCTACCCAATGACCAATCTCTACAGGATTCTCCCACAGTAGGTCAAGAATTCTCTTCTTGTCTGCGTTCAGCAAAGTATTTCTCCATTTCTAATATCGAATCATCAGTATCTTTATTAAGCGTAATATCCTGATACTCTCTCTGACCGAGATATTGTTTTCCAAGCCAAATCAACATAGTAGCATTTCCTGCATCAGCTACCTGAAATTGCTTACGTCTTACGCTTATTTTACCCTTAGCGGATTTCCTTTTATAGACCTCCGAAAAAGTCTGCCCTCTGTACGTCTTTTTGCACCAATTTTCTATTGTATCTTCGGAGCAATCAAAGAAACCTGCTATTTCAACAAGAGTGCATTGCATACTGCAAAGCTTTTCAAAATCCTCTTTTTCTATTTTGACTTCAGGTCTTCCCATCTTTGCCATAAACAGAC